AACTTTATTTATCCACTTAATTTCAGGAGTATTTTTATAGATTCGCATTTGCCAATCTGCCCAGTTTACCCAACCTTTTTCATTTACATTCCAACCCCATTTTTTTATATGTTCTTCTGTTAAACCTTCAACTGTATTTACTCGTGGAACTCGAAGCATATCAATTATTGAATTTTCTTCTAATAATTCTGGGAGGGAATTTATTAAATTTTCATGGGGGATTTCATCAGCATCTATTTGAAAAATATAATTACCACTACATAAACTAGTTAAATAATTTTTCCAATCAGCAAAATGGCCATTAAATTTTTGTTCGGATAAGAGGATATAATTACTACTACTTAATCTATGTAAATATCCTAATAGCTCAGATGTTGGTTCATTTTTAGTCATATCAACTAAAACTACTATTTCATCTTGTGATCTTTTATTTTTTAACAAAAATGTAATGAGTCGTTGAATTTCAACAAACTCATTACACACTGTGATTGCATAACTGATTTTCATAAAATACTATTCAGGTAATACTCCAATATACGAAAGTGCTTCTATAAAATCACGCTCAGGAAACATTTGAAGTGTAGTCATATCCATTCTCCACTCGTAAAATTCTCCATTTTTGCCAGGAATAGGGTATTTTTCTTTTTCTTCCTCTAAAACAGGTACTGCTTTTACTGCGGCCCAACCCCAATCCGTTTTAGAAGGACCATTAGCAAATATCATTCCTTGTTGAGGTAAATTAACAGTAGAAGGCATCCACATAATTCCGTTTTCATCTTTATTAACTAAATCTTTATAAAGTTCAGGTAAAATATTTATCTGTTCTTCATAAAAAGTTTCACCTTCTTTCATTAAAGAATTAGTTTGAAACCCACATCCGTAACAAAAATATGTTTTAATATCTTGGTTCACTTCTTCTACGTAACACGCATCTGAACCACAACGGGAGCAATTAATTAGATTATCCATTTTTTATTTCAACTTTTTTAGGTAAATTAATCTTTTTAATAGTAGGAAGTTTTAATTCAATTTCTTCAGGGAAATTAGGAAGAGATTGAGTTAAAAGAGTATTAAGTTTTTCTTGCATTCTTTCCCAACTAAATTCATTTTTGCTTTTATAAGCTTGACGTTTTGCTTTATCAATATAATTTTTATAATTTTCAAAAACATCTTTTAAATAAAAACCTATCTGTCCATTATCTGGAGTAAACCATTGTGAATCTGCTAGTAACCATTGGTTGGCAGCACTTGGATGAACATTAGATAATTGACCCCCAATTAAATTAGTAAATTCAGGATTTAAAAAATCCATTTGCCCAGACCATCCTGTAGTAATTAATGGTTTTTTAGATAAGGTGAATTCAAGTAAAGGACGGCCAAAACCTTCACCTTTAGTTAAACTAACCATAGCTTTTACTTTTGAATGATTATAAATTTCATTCATTTCAGTATCAGTAAATTCACCATGTAATAAATAAACATTTGGTAAGTTTTTAGAATTAACTGATTTTCTAATAATTTTAAGTTTTTTAAGAATTTCTTCTCTATCAGAATAAGAAGAACCTACTTGAGAAGTTTTAAGAATTAATGCTGGTTTTTTAGTTTTGTTTTTAAAGGTTTCGTAAAATGCTTTAACCAATAATCCTACATTTTTTCGATCTTCACCTAATTCACCTTGCATCCAATGCCCTACAAACAGATATGCAAAATCTTCTTTAATGGAATTTAAATTAATATTTTTAATTTCATTACGTTCTATTACTTTATAAACCTCAGTATTTGCTCCTTCAAATAATACTTCAATAGGTTTTTCTAGTTTTATTATACCTTCTAAAGCATTGGTTTGTTTATTTCTCTTTTCAAATTGAGATTCTTGGAATACTTTTTTAGAATGTTCTGATGATACAATATTTAAATCCATTCTATTACATCCTTCTACCCAATCACCTGGACAAATGGTAGATTCAATTCCTGCTGTAAATCCAATGTTATATTTTCCAACAGGATGAAATTCACTAGGAATAGTTATTTGAGCCCAAATTTCTGGTTGTTTTGGGATTTGATTATTAGGAAGTACTAAATCATATAAAAATTTCCATTCAGGATTATCTTTACAAAATCCAAAGGGTGTGTTTCCCCATCTTTGAGATAATAAACGTACGTTGTATTTACCCGATTGAACAATAGATTTAATAACGTCTCGAGAACGAGCTCCATAGCCTGAGTAGGTATCAAAAGGGGAACTTATAATAAATAATGGTTTCATTAATATAACAATTTATGTGTGTTTACTCTATCTTTAACTTCATTTACATTAATAAGTTCATATTTTTCTCTTGGTTTCCAAGTTTTAAATAATTCCTTAAATGCTTCTATAATTCTTTCACCTTGAATTTTTCCAGTAAATCCAGCTTCTCCTAAAGCCCATTCTCTACCTTTTAAACCTCTAGCTTTACGTTCTTCTTTAGATAAAGAATAAATAGCCATAATTTGCTCAGCAGCATCTTCAGGACGACATCTGTCATCCCAAATATAAGGTGTTAGAGGTGAACCTTGAATTGAACGATTTGTTGGGTATACTGGGAAAGCCCATTCACCATGTTTTTTATAGGTGCCGTTATGATTAGAGGGAATTTCTAAAGTAGGAGTAAACCAATTTCCATTTTCATCTTCAAATCTCATTTGGTCTTGCATTCCTCCGGTTACATTAGCAATAATAGGATTACCTGTTAGGATAGCTTCTGTTAAACTTAAACCCCAACCTTCATTAGATGTTAAAAGAATTTGAGCATCGGTAATGTTATATAACAAACTCATTTCATAGTTGTTAAAAATTCTATTTGTAATAATAACATTATATTTTTCTTCATTTAAAAATAATTCTTGTACAGCCGCTAAATCAGTTCCATGATCACTTACTAATTCAGTATGAAGTACAAAACAACATTTCTTTGCTTTTTCTTCAGGAAGTTGATCTATAAAAAACTTATAAGCCAACATGGTATCAGGAATTTGTTTACGACGAATATTTCTAGAGTTGAAGAATAAAACAAAATCATATTCTTTTCCTTCGAAAAATTGTTTTTTAAATGTTTGTAAATTTTCCCAACTTGGATCCTCAGAAGTAATAGGATGCATAAGTTTTTCATTCAGGCCATGGGGAACATAACGAACAATTTTGTTTTTTGCTTTTTCACCTAAAACAATATTATTAATATTTACTGTTTGTTTTGAAATACCCATTAATAGATCACAAGCTTCATAATAAGGTTTATTATAAAGTGGAGCCGGATAATCATCCCAAATATTTAAATAAGTAATAGGAATATTTTTTCTAATTTCATTTTCCATAGAAAATAACCAAAAGAAATAACGAGGATCAGTAATCAACATGATAGCATCTGGTTTTTCCAATTCAATAATTTGACGGAGCATATCAGGTCCACCATAATCATTTGCTGGGTATAAGATAACTGAGGAATCTGTTAAATTTGCAGATTCATCTGTTGATTTTGAAAGATCAAGACGTTTTCCTATTTCAGGGTGGTTAAGAGACCCAGCAATGTTTACCCAATTAAAATGATGAGCAGTATTAATTACTACTTCTCTACCAACAGTTGCTACTCCTGAGTGGACTCGAATGTCATCGCAAATTAGTAAGATTTTTTTCCTCTGCTCTGGGGGCAGGTATTCAAAACTATTATTCATGTAACTTTATTTAATTTAATTTTTAACCGTTGATTTCTAAATTTGTGTGATTATGTACTTTTTTTCTAAATTCTTCATCGGTAAGATACAAATGAATTGTACGATCAGCAAGCTTTTGTAGTGAAAATTTATATTTTACACACGAAATTTTGAATTCTTCAAATAACTCACTCTGCACTTTTACAGAAGTGAGAGTCATTTCTTTTTTACTCATAAATTTTATTTTTTAATTGTTGTATATAAATATATTAGGATTCTTTTAAAATACTAAAATATAATTATTATTTTTAAAAGTTTCTTTTTGAGTATCATCTTCAAAAATTATTTCTCTTAAAAAGTTTCCGTTTAAATAAATTCTAAGATTATTTATATTCTGGAGATCACCTATAGGAAAACGTAACCAATGTTCTGGTTCTGAGGTTTGGTGGATTTCTTCTTCGTTGTTAATTATTAAAGTTAAAAGATATTCTTTATCAAAGGGATTATTAATATAAGCATAAATAATATTATTTTCTACATATAGTATAGGTTCTATTAATCCTCTAGAAGATAATAAATTCCATGTATTATGGTGTAAATCTAAAATTATACCTTTATCATTAAGAATATATTGATTTTTTATTATATGAGGTTTATTTTTTATAAAAAAATCATAATAAGCCCATTCACAACATCCTTGATTATCTTGGAGAATACAACGAGATTTTTTTTCATCAAAAGAAAGTTCTTCAAATGAATAATAATCTAAATTCCAAACATTATAATGCCCTTCTAAATTAAAATATTTTTTTGGATTTTCTATATCCTCAGGAAATGTATAAACTACATTAGCATTTCCTTGTTGAAGAAGTTTTGTATTAGTATCTATTTCTACAATACTTTTAACTTCAGTATCAAATTCTAAATAATGAACATATTTAAAACCAACACTTTTACAAAGCATTAACCCATTACTCAAAGTTCTCCAATGAGCTAAAACAGGACTTCCTAAATAAAGGGAATCTTTAGTAACTATAGTTTGAGATTGAATAGTTGCTGTTGTTTTAATCCATCCTTCAGGTTCATTATATATTAAAAGTTGATTATTAGAATCATAAACAAAATAATCAACCATATCAATAATATCATCATCTATTTTACTATGGGATGAAATTACTATTTTTTTATTATTTTCTTTAAGTTTTATTACTAAATTTCTAAGTAAACCCATTCTATATTCATCTGGGGTATGGGCTGTTATGAGCATTACTTCGTGTGAATTCATATTTTAATATTTATTTATTACAAAGTTCTTTATTATCCTTAAAAGGACAAAATCTACAATTATGAGCAGATGGATTTGGTTGATAACTTCCTGATTTGTGAGAACCATCTGTGTTAAATGCTTCTTCAATAAAATTGTTTACGGATGTAACTGCTCTATTTAATTTGACTTTACCACTTGCTGGTATAAATTCTTGGATTCGTGAAATAGGAAAATCACTATTCTCCCATACTTTACGTTTTACAATAAAAAATTCTACATCAATATTATCTGTAGGGATATTGTATTGTTGTCCATAATATTTTTTATAAAGAATAAGTTGAAATTGTTTTAATTCATCTTTTTTTTCTCGATCACCCCAACCTCTAGTAGATGTTTTAATATCTAAAATTTTAAATTTATTTAGTGTTTCATTATATAAAACAACATCTAAATAACCTTTATATAAAATATTAGGATATTGGGGATTTGGAGTAACCATAAGAGGAACTTCACATCCTACTAAATGCCATCCTTTTTTACTAAAATAACTACCTCGTTTTTTCTTTACAAATTCTAAAATAGCAATTCCATCTTCAAAAAATTCATTCATTTCAACTGAGTTGCTAAAATGGATATTATTATTGGATTTGTAGTCTTTTAAATAAGTTTCTCGAAAACGTTCTTCAAAATATTCTTTTAAATTAATTCTATCAGCAGCCGCACCACTAACTTCATATATAGTTGTTAAATAATGTTGTAAAGTTTCATGTAATGCTGTTCCAAAAGTCATATGAATGGATGATTCGCTAGTATAATGACCATCTTTATACTGTAAAGACCATTTACGGGGACAATTTTGGTAAACAGAAAATTGGCTATATGAAATTGCTTTTTCAAAAGCATAATTCATTTCTCTTAATGGTTGATTCTTAATTTGTTTAAGAATTTGAGGTATTTTTTTCTTTTTAGACAAAACTTTTTATATAACTTTGTAATTTTTTTACATCTTGATCTCGTAAATATTCTGTTGAAACAAATAAATCTCCATAAATATTATTTTGATTTTTTTCCAATTTATCTTGGTAGGTTTGATCAAAATTTCCTTTACCTATACTATAATGCATATGTTCAAATAATATTGGTAAAAATTTAATTCTTCCTACTTTTTGAGCTACTTGAAACATCCATGCATCTGAGTAGCCAAAATCAAAAAATGGAGGGTAAAAGTAACCTAAACATTCAACATAATTTCTATGAATAATATGGTGACTAGCTAGATTAGGTCCCCAGTATCCATCGTCAACATAAACAAAATTAATCTTATCAGGATATTCATTTATAGCCTCTATTATAATCTCATCCCATCCTTTAGCTCTACACCTCATATCATCTCCTAAATTCATAAAAATATCAGAAGATGCTATTTGAAGAAGTTTATTAGGATAATCACTTAAAACTAATTTAGGACCTATTATAGTTTTTACAGGATTAGTATATTTAAGTGTTAATTCATTAAAATATTCAACATATTCAGGAATATAAGAATCATCTAAATCAAAGTAAACTATAACTTCTATTTGATTAGGATTATTAGCATTATTAAATAAAGAATCACATAATTCTCTTAAACCTTGAGGTCTATTTCTACTAGGAATTAATACAGAAATTAATTTTTCCATTATCTATTATCTATATAAATTATAACTTCATTATAATACTCAATAAAATGTTCATTCCATAAATCCCAATTAATACTATGACCATCTGTTGAAAATATTTGATGATTAGGAAATATTCTTAAATATGTATCTCTAAATTCTCTAAATTTTTGCTTCAATTCAGGATTACCTAAATGCCATTCACCTACTATTTTTTTAACATTTTGTTTTATCCAAACTAGATTTTCAGAAGTAAAAATAGCATATTCTCCACTTTCACAATCTGTTTTAAGAAAATCAATCTTATCTAAATTATATTGATTAATTAATTGAATGAATGATATCCCATAACTTTCAGTTAATACTCCTTCAGATCCATAAACAGTATCTGTGAATATTTTTTCATTGGTATATGTAATAGATTTATTTAAACAAGTAACATTTCCGTGTTGAGTATTTTCTACTAATGTATAAAATTGGCTAGGACTAGGTTCAACACAAATAACATGTTTAGGATTTTTAGGAAGAATAGAATATGTAAAAGGACCTACACTAGCTCCTATATCTAAAACTATATCATTTTCATCTACAGTAAATAATTTTTCATAGATTTTATTTTGAAAAATTTCTTCTTCAACTACAGATTTAAACCATTCTGGGGTGTGGGTCCATTTAAACATAGATTTATTTTTTCCATTTACCCTTCATCACTAATTGGGCAATAATACCATAATTAGAAATATCGATAAAACTATCAATCATCGGTTCGTCTTGAACGTAGTTACGTCCTTTACGTTTTAACATGTTTTTTAAGCGATTTATCTTGTCGTTACAACGCAGCCAAATACCAGTCAATGAAAGATTAATATCTTCAGGATCATCAAGTGTAGACCCTAAAGAAATATTATTAAGACCATAATCCATCATTTTACGAGCAAATAATTCGTATTGTTCTTGTTGATTTTCTTTAAATGCTTCAGCAAGTGAAGGATAAGTTTTTTCAAAATCAGAAATTGCTCTCTGAGCTCCCGAAGGATCATAACCATTTTCAGTAATCATAACTTAAATAAGTATTTCTTTTTCTAATGGAAAATAATTGTTTAAAATCTCAATTTGATCTTGATACTCAGCAATCGCTTTAAGTTCAATTTCAATTGCCTCTACAATATCTGAATGTTCTCCAATTCCAACTGGTTGGTGGAGGTAAACTTCAATATTAGCTCTATGTTTAGCAATATGCCCTTCGGCATGTTTATATACTGCTGATAAAATTGTATTTCTCATACTCATAACTTTGCTTTTTTAATTAACTTGTCTGTTTCTTTTTCATTAATTCCCATTTCCCAAAGGATTCCTCTTACTCCGGATTCACGTATAATATCAATATACTCTTCAGCTTCTCCAAGACTACATTGATAGTAATCTGCTACATATTGTAATAAATCTTCGTATGTGTTTTTATTTTGTTTTTTTACATACTTGAGGAACATTTTTTTCTTTGGTAACATGGTCTTATAAATGTTATAAATTTTTTCTTTTTCAGTAAGCGGGAGTTTTTGTGCAACATTTGCAATTTCTACATAACCTATATACATCGATACATATCTATGAATCATGTAAGAATTGAACGATTCTCGCTGATCTTCTGAAAAAGATGACCATTCCCTTTTATTAAAGGTTAATTCATTTAGCCAATCAAATAGCGTCATCTTCGAATTCTGCTCTTAATTCTTTAGGCAATAATTCTACTAATACTTTACCTGTTTTTACATCAAAAAAACATGGAACTGGAATAATTCCATCTTCTTGGGTACCTGTTACAAATTTAGATACTTTACGTAAAATTACTCCCTCTTGGAATACTTGATTACCATCAGATGATGTAATTGCTTGTGTGTTTTTAATGTCAATATTGACATTGAGTTGTGGTTTTTGGTTCATGTTTATTTATTTAATTTTTCTTTTCTATATTCTATAAAGTCATGGATAAATCCAGCCGCGACTATTATATTCATTCCTAACGACATTAGTATCTCATGTATATCTGCGTATATAGTGGTCATTAAGTGTATATGTCCCACCATCCAAAATGGTACCGATAAATTCTGTGAAACCCAAGATAATGTGTATTTTATAAAATATTTCATTTTAACTCAATTAATCTA